ATATTCTGTAACACCAGGTTTTAACCAGTTAGGTAACTCTTCATAAGCCATTCTAATACGAGAAAATATTTCTTTTGCAGTACCTTCTTTGTTAGCTACAATTAATATACGTTGATCGCTATTAAAACATGCATGCCACAATGTATAAATTGTCATCATTGTTGTTTTGCCTATCTGCCTAGAAGCTAGTAATATAAAGAAACGATTATCCCTCATTCCCCTTAACGCTCTTTTTTGACATGAATGCAACCCGATCAATTCACGACCTCTATCTAGGTTAACAATATAGAAATAGTTTTCAGCAAAGTAAAGAAGGTTTTGTTTTGCCTTCTTAAGCTGTTTAACCATATCTGGTGTCCACTCAAACTGTGCATCACCTGTAGGTAGGTTAGGGTTACCCAAATAATAGTCGCGGGTATTCTTTTGCATTCAATTATTTAACCAAAAAATGAATAAATATATGCATGAACCGTAAAAGAGATCTAGAAAATGTGTCTTTATTATATGAAGCACATTATGGAGCTAACGTTAGGCCTTCTAGACCAAATAGAAGCGACCAACAACTTGCAAAACCAAAGTATAGAAGAGCTACTGGGCGTCAAATGGAGACAATTAAACATTTAAACGACAGGGGATGGTCAGTGAACAAATTAAGAACTAAAGTAGACGGTTTTTATAAAAATGAAGTCGTTATGAGTAAAAATGCACCGGAAAGTAGAGAAGAAGCCGATGCTGTTATTTTTGTCGACGTTAAAGGTAACGTAAACGGTCAGCCCTTTGATGTTGGTTTTGCTAATGCTAACGAAGATGAACAAACAAGTGATTTTGGACAAGAGTTAAAACAAGAAGCTGAAGATCAAAACCCGGTAGAAAATTTAGAGGATGAAGAAACAGGGTCATATGAAGGTAAAGTGGTTAGTTTTACATCTAAACCTTCTCTAGATGATTTAAAAGCAGGTTCAAGCATTGAAACATACCAAGGTAAAGTTGCCGCCGATATGGGAGAAACAATTGTCGTTGATTTCGGTAATTTTTTCGCGGAAATAGGTAAAGAAGATGTTGAAATAGCGGACGAGGAAGGTGAAGATTTAGGCCCTAATCAACAACCCGAGTCTTGGGGTGATGAAACAATGGGTGAAGCAGAGCCAGGTGAAACATCTGCTAGATTTTCTCAAGATACCCCTGATGACCCTGAATCGGGTGGTAGCCCTGATATAGATGACCCAGACGAACAAGAAGAAAAAGGCATTCCAACAGATTTAACTTATTTCGACTCTGATGAAACAGACGATGATGAACCTGGTAAACCCGGGGTAAGATTATTTAACCCTAAAACAGGTCACACTAGAAAAGAGTCATATAATTCACACGGTGATAGGGATATGACTTTATTAGCAGAAAATTACTTAAATATTAAACGTCATGAATAGAAAACGAGATCTTATTCAAATTGAAGAAGCATATTCAGCTGTAGCTGGCAACCCGCCAGGTAAAGCTGCTGCCAAACAACAATTAAAACCTGGAAAGGCTATTAATTCAACATATGAAAGAGCCGGTAAGAAAGTTAAAACTAAAATGCCTGCTGCAAACCCCGGTCAATATAAAGGGTTTGTTCAAGACAATTCTGGGCCAGCCGGAGCTGACAATTTTCACAGCGTTGAATTAGATCCCGACAACCCCGCTATCAGTGATGAAAATGCATACAACGTTAAACAAATGTCTGACGAAGGTGCTGACACATATTTTAAGGCGGAAAACAAGAAAATTGCAAAAGAAAATATAAATAATAGTATGGCAAAGAATAAGTCTATTTTTGATCGTTTATACGAAGAAGTGATGGATGACGAAACTTTCGACGCAGTCGAGCTCGGCATCGGTGATGACGAAGCTGGTGATGATATTGAATCTAGCGACGAAATAACCATTACTATTGATAAAGATTTAGCATTGAAACTTCACGACGTTCTCGTGGATGTTCTTGACGGTGGTACTGACGGTGTAGATGACGAAGCCGATTTGGAACCAGAGGGTGATCTCGGAGACGAGGATGAACAGGAATACGGCCACAATAAAGGCGATTCTCGTTTAACTAAAGCTGATGAAGACGAAGATGAACAGGAGTACGGCCATAATAAAGGTGACTCTCGTTTAACTAAAGCTGATGAAGACGAAGATGCCGAAGATGAAGACGAAGAGTTCAATTACTTTGGTGAGGAAATTGAAGCCGAAGATTTAGGCACTCCATTAGTTAATCAGAAAAAGGGTAACCCCGAAAGACCAGCTGGTAAAAACAACGTTGTCAAATCCGCTCATACTTCTAGCGTAGGTAGTAAAGGTGGGGATGGTAAAGTTACTGATAAAGTTGGTGATGATGGTGACGAAGGCACACCTCTTGTAAACCAGAGGAAAGGTAACCCAACATCCGTCAAAGGCTCTGCTAATGTTGTTAAGAGCAAATACACCAGCAAGAGTGGTGGCGAGTATTTCACCAAGAATGGTTAATACTTTCGTTATTAATTGACGATCAAAAAATATTGCTGTAAGCCTCCCCACGGGGAGGCTTTTTTTTTGATTAAATAATATTGTGAAGTTTTACAACGAAACTTTAAATCCTAAATTTTACGCGAATAAGAAAATGTTACCATCTATTCGCAAAAAATTATTGGATATTACTAAAGATTTTCTTAGTGACATTCCTGTTAAATTACCCAAAGTTGATGATATACAATTAACAGGAAGTTTAGCTAATTATAATTACACTCCAAAAAGTGATTTAGACGTTCACATTTTATTAGATTTCAAAAAGATAGATGAAGACGTAGATTTGGTAAAAGCAGCATTAGATGGTATTAGATTTATTTGGAATGCTAAACATCAAATTAAACTACATGGTCACGAAGTAGAATTATATTTTCAAGACACAAAAGAACCTCATGTTTCATCCGGGTTGTTTTCACTTAAAGAAGGTAAGTGGGTCAAAAAACCGGAATTTAGCCCGCCTATAATAAATGATGAAGATGTAATTAAAAAATTTGAAGACGTTAAAGTTCATATTGATAAATTACATGAGTTAACTTCAAAATATAAAAACGACCCCGGTAAATCAAAAACTTTATTTGATTATGGGCGTAGAGTATTTCAGAAAATTAAAACTATGAGAAAACAAGGCTTAAAAGGCGTTGGAGAATTTTCTGTTGGTAATTTAGTTTTTAAGCTTTTAAGAAATACGGACTATATTGATAGGTTAAGTAAATTAGTAAATGAAAATTACGATAACATTTACACTGAAAACTTTTTTAGACCCAACCACGTCAAACACAGACAGCAACACTCGGTTGTAAGAGACCCAGGCACAAGAAAACATGCCAGGACAATACCTGCATATTTACAAACAGATTTAGACTTACCTAACAGTTTTAAATCAATGCAAAGACCGGGTAGCCCTAAATTTGTTTATATTAGTCCTCAAGATGCATACAAATTATCAAAACATTTTGGTGTAAAAGATTTACGACGACCAAAAGGGTTAAAAAAATCAGGTGTAGCTATTGGTGTTAAACCAAACGGTAGATATTACCTAATGAAAACAAACAACAATAAAGGAAGTTATTTAAAATAATGTCGTTAGCTTGGTATACAGGAACTAATCAAGTAATGCCAGGGTTTGCACCTGGGTCGTCTACCCCAGACAGTAGTGGTTCTATATACCCCAAACCAAAAACCCACAACCCTTGTTTTAGATTTACAGATAAAGATGTAAACAAATGTGAAAGGTTAGTAATTAGTTGGTGGTGGTTTGAGCAAATTGCATTATACGGTCAAAAAGTCACTTATTGGCAAAACCCATACAATACATTATCTGCAGATGGTATACCCGGTGCAGGTCCAGGTAACATTTATGGTGAAGAACCTACTAAAGTTTTCAAAGACCCGAAAGCAATTATTATATTAATGGAGTTAAATGAAAATGCAGTCATATTGCAAAAATATGGGTTTGATTCCGATGATGAATTTACTGCTTACATTCATATAAGCGCTTTTTACCATACTTTTGGAGAGTTACAAGAACCTAAAGCAGGTGATATAATTGAACTTACAGAATTTGGAGATGATAGACCAGAACCCCGTACAGGTAAGAAGTTTGAAATTACAGAGCGTTTGGATGAGGATGTAGCAAGAATTAATCCATTAGCTGGTCATTATGTCTGGCAAATAAAAGCTAAACGGTACGATTATAGCTTCGAACCAGGACTTAGTGCTGAAGGGGGTAGTGATCAAGTTTATGATGATAAGTTTTCCGGATTGCTTGACGGTGGTTCACAAGATAGATCTTCACCTAAAAGTTATGATGGTGATTTGGAAGAGTTATCTAAACAAATTTTTGATTATTCTGGATTTGATTATGATAATGTTTATGGGGGTTACGGTAATACGCAAGCCCCCGAAAACGGCCCGTTTGGACCAAGTTAAGTATTATTTCTAGAATAGAAATCTTTGTAATCTGGAAGTTTCTCATTTCTCATTTTAGCAATAAATTCATCAGCTTCTAAACAATCACTAAATACCATGCCAATAATCTCTCCGGATGAATTTTTAAATTGATATTCTACCCCCTTTTTTATTTTTTTAATATAAACTAGTGTATATAATTCACCAGGTTTTAAATTCTTAGGTACATTTAATTGAACTTGAGGTTGTTTTTCTCCAAACCTAGTCGGACCACCAATTTTTTTATTGGTTATACCCCCTGGAGTTCGAAAAACTGTATTAAGAATGTAGTGCATTATCTGTGTAAATAAATTCTTTTACTTTATCAGTTTTACTTTCAATTGTAAGATTTACCAACGTACTTTGATACATCTCCGTAATGTAATTTTTGAAAGCTAGAGGTTTGATCCATGAATCATTCTTATCAATATCAATACCAAGCTTTTCAGCCTTATGTGATACATAATTTACTGCTTCAAATAAACACAACCATCTCGAGATTTCTTCAACGGACATATCTTCAGTCGTTTTGTTGTTCGATGTATTTGCCATATCCTTCTATTATAGAGGCTATCCTTTTAACGTCAAAGTTAAAATTACTTAGCTTAGTATTTTTCATCGCGTTTTCAATTACTTGAATGTTTAGCTTAAGAATGTTTTTATTGCAAGCTATGTTCTTGGAATTCTCCTCCAAAACATCGTCCAAAACCACTCTAATTAAATTCTCTAAAATTTTATCTTTGTTTTTTTCATCCAAAGTCATTTTAGCAGCCATCATACCTTTGGTATATGCATGGTAGTAAGGTGTACCGTAATACCTTTCCTTAGAAGGAATGTTTCCTTCTGGCTTGATCGCCGGACTTTCTTGTTCATTAATTATCATATTCTTTTCCTTCTGCGAAATTAAAATTCTTAAATGGATCTTCTTCTAATGGAGTTGTTGTAAGAAATGATTTAGCTCCAATAAACACTTTTACCATTTTTTTACAACCAGGGCATTCGTAAACATTTTCTTCATCCAATTTAATTGGTACAAATGCCTTATGACCACAATTTTCATCTGGACAAACTGAATCTAAACCCATTGAATTATATTCTTTGATACGTTCGTTTTGTAATTCTTCAAATTGAACTGCACTTTGTTGTTTAACCCATATCATAAACAGGTTGTAAACAAATATCTGAAAAAGTACTGCTAATCCGAATACAGGCCAAAATGCTAAACCTAAAAGGTAAAGTAAACCACCTATAGCAGCACTAACAGAACTTAAAATTAGTATGGATTTCAATATACCCACATAATAATTTAACGTTTATTCAATAAAAATCAATTCGTTTCCAGTATTTGTGTTCGTAATCAGGAGTGTTCTCTTCTATCATTTTTTGTTTCCATTCTATAGGAGAGTTAGAATTGATTAACGTGTGGTTACCTGTGTTAGTATCATCAGAAGGTTGCCATCTTCTTGCATAAGCATACATTTGTGATTCTTCATATGCAAACATATTAGTTAAGAGAGCAAATTTTCTAAGTAATGTTTTTTTAGGGGGTGGGTTAATACCTCTTTCTATCTTACGCCACATACTTTTTTTAACACCTAAAATCTTTGAAAACTTGTCAAGATTTTTAAAATACTTCATTCGCTGCTCTCTTACATAGACATTGAACTTCATTTTTTAATTTTTATAGGCTCGTGTTGTTTTGTGGTCCATGCATGATGTAATTTATCATAAGATTCATCGTAGCTCCATCTAGGACATTTAAGAGACATTGTACGGTGTTTAGGGTAATTTTCTTGCCATACCCATGTACCGGTACACCCAGTAGTGAATAATAGTAATACAGCTAACAACTTATACAACATTGAGCTCTCCGCTTGAATCTCCAAATTTATGCGCATTAACTCCATGTTTATGTAATAAACTAACAAATAAGTCACACATTGGTTTTTCTTTTTCAACTCTAAAGTGGGTTCCTTTATTTTTACCACCAATTAATAATACCGGTAATTCATCATGATTGTGTCTGTTGCCGTCCGATATCCCCGCACCGTAAATAACGTCTGTATTTTCTAACATGTTATCTTTTTTAAGGTCAGAAATAAATTCAGAAAATAACCTAACATTATAAAGATCTATCATAGCTAAATCGTGGAGTTTTTTAGGGTCTTTTTGATGATGTGATAAACTATGATGACCTTCTGATATACCAATCTCTCTATGTGGGCCATTATACCCGTCATGTTGAGTTAAGAATGTAATAACACGGGTTGTGTCATTTAAAAATGCTAAGTGCATTAATTTATAAAGTAATCTTATTTTATCCGACTTTTTGTTTACTTCAAAATCTAAATGAAAGTCTTTATCAAGCTTAAACCTTTCTCTATTTTGTAAATCCTTTTCAACTTCCCTAACAGCATACATATATTCATCAAGCTTTACTTTGTCAGTGTTGCTTACTTTACCTGATAAAGATTTGGTGTCTTCTAATACAAAATCTAAAATGGATTTTTTATATGCTAACTGTTTTTGTTTTAAACTCCTTACATTGAACAACCTATTAAAAATATCTTGAGGATCATGCATTGCAGCCATTGGTTGCATTGCGTTTTTCCATGAAAGGTTGTATTGATATGCACAACTATACCCAGAATCACATTTACCAACTAACCGACTTTTACTTCCCGTAAACTGTAAACTATCAAATCTTGTTATACCGTTGTATTGTTCAGCAATTAATTGATCAACAGATACCCCAGAACGGATTTTAGACTCGTGTTTATGTGCTTGTTTACCAGTTAGAAAGGTTGAAGCAGCTCTTGCATGATCACCAGCACCATCACCATTGGCTCTAGCCTTATCATGAGTAAGACCAGAAATAATTTGAGTTTCGTTAAGGTGATTTTCTAAAGGAGATAAGGTATTAGGTATATCAATTACATCGCCGTAATTTTTAGGTGTCCAATGTTCCATGTTAATGCCGTTTGGAACATATACTACAGCTAATCTTTTTATTTCGTTAGTTACATTACCGAAACATTCTAGTTGAGGTAAAGCAAATGTTAAACCTAACGACCCTACGAACTGTCTGCGGTTCATTTAAATATTTAAGCTTCTGTATTACCACTTTCAAACGGTTTTATTTGAAGCACAACATCTAAATCTTCGGTCATACTGTTAAGAATGCCTTTAATTTTTTCGCATTTATCAATAAATTCGTCTAATCCTTTAGAAGCATCTTCACTTTCTGTCACAACGGGATTATCTTTCGTCTTACGTGCTTTAGCTTCAATATTGTCTGCAGCGAGAAACAAAGCTCCCATGTCCTCCACAATGTGCGTCATTGGGTAAGGTAACTCTAAGGGTGCTTTATTCTGATCATTGCGACCACTTGCTTGTAATAGGTCTGCTACCGTGACATGTGAGGGTTTTTGCTCTCTTGTAGCTATACCACGAACCCATTTATTATACATTGCAATTTGATCTTCTGCAAGTAATTTTAAGCTTGACATATTATTATTTATTGAAATGATTAAATAAATGTATGAGCTTTTTCAGCAAACGTTTTTTAAAGTTGTTAGAACAGGATGAAAATGTAGAAATTACTGATGTCGAAGCTATGGAAACACAGCTCGAACCAGAAACCGACACTGCAGATTTTGAAGTAGATGCACCCGTACAATCTCCAGAAGATATGACCAAAGCCAACAATGTAGCTCAAGCTCAAGAGTTAGCCGGTTGGATTAGCGCGATGGAAGAATTTACTAATTTCCTTAATAGTGAAGGTGATTCAGTGCAAACAAAATTACACGATGCTGGTTGCGATACTTTGTTTAATAAAATTGCTGGTGCAGAAACTAAAAAAATTGCGAGAGTTGCGATGGATTTAAGTTCGTTAATTGAGAACTTAAAAGGTTATATGCATTCAGCTGATACCAAGTAAGTTCAGTTTAACGAGTCCCTCTAACCCTTTGTATGAATTTTGTACAAGAAAGTTAGTAGGGACTTTTTCTATGTTTAGACCTATACACATATCATTAAAGTCTTTAAATTTTTCACCAAACTTTTTAGGCCAAACAAATACTTTAAACCCCTTTTCTAATAAGATTTTAGTTTTATTATGTGAAGCTTTGTCCTGCCATTGTGAATCTAAAGCTATAATACGTTCGGTAAATGGAAACTTTTGTATTTGCTGATTTTGCACTGCAGTAAACATTGTTTCACTATTTTCATTTATACCTGCTACTGCAACCCCATTTTCAATAAAAAAAGCATCTATTGGCCCTTCTGTAATAAAAATGTAATCAAGCTCTTCATTGACTTTATTAATGTTGAACAGGCTCTTATCACTGTTTATCTTGCTTAGATACTTAGGGAGATTAACTTTTCTATTCTCTATGATAGTCCGACTTTGATAAAAGATAATCTTATTAGATACATCATAAAAAGGTATGATAAGTCTATTCTTATGTGTAAAGTCTTTTAATGAAATATATAATGCTTTTGGTTTATTAAATGCTTGATCAAGCTTACGCGTTTTTATATAGTTTAAAGCAGTTTGTACAATTGGATTAGCTTTGAAGTAGTCAGTTTGACTTTTATCAAATAAATTAATACTATCATCTGGTAACGAGTTTGATGTACTCTTTTTAGCTAACTCGTTAATATCTTCCTTAGATGAAATATCCTGAGGTATTAAATCATATTCATCCGCTTCTTTATAAATGTCACTTACAGACATGTTTGACACTTCAATAATCCAGTTCATTGGATTCGAATGCCACCCACAATTATGACAATGCAGGAAGTTATCCTTTACAACATAAAACAGTCTGCGTTTCTTGCCCCAAGACTTGCCTTCTCTACACACAGGACATCCTCCTTGGTAAGTTTTTGCAAGTCTATTATACTTGGGCTGCCCAGCGTACTGATAAAATTTTTGTACGATGTATGCCTCAGGTAAAACCATACCAAGGAGGATTATATACTACTTCTGCTTAGGTTCAATAGAAACAATACCTTTTCTAATAAAAGCACCGCTATTAGGATCAATCCAATGAGCTTCGGTAACAATATTACCGTTTTGTTCATATGTATGCATCCTAGGGTGTACTGGATTACCAGAAATAGGACTGGTAATAGGTACTGGTCTAACCATTTGCATATTATTAATGTTGTTGTTCATATCTCAATATTTAATTCATGACTGCTTTATTATTAAGCTTACTAAGTACTTCTTGTAATGAATCATTTAGTTTAAATGAACTTATCCATTTATCTTTATTTTTTAGAATAGAACTGTATTTAGATTCTTTACAGTAATCAAAAAAAGCGTCTAAGTCTTTTTCTGGCATACCTTCTTCTAATTGTTTTTCGTAAATAGGTATTTCATCGTCGTAAAATTTATAACCAATAGAAAGATCCATAATCTTTTTATTACATTCATAAATCTTAAATTGATCTTCTGTTAATACATTTTTAGGTGACGATTTATCAAACTTTTCAATTAGATTCAATGCTCTTTTATGACCAACTTTGTTAAGACCTTTAATATTATCACTATTATCACCAACAAGAGCTTTGTAATCAACAAAGTCTTTTATTTGTACTCCTTTAGTGTAGATATTGAAGTTATGGGGTGTTATAGTTACTTTTTGAATAGGATTAAACACATATGTGTTATCGTCAATAAGTTGATATAAATCTTTATCAACAGTAATAATAAACTTTTTACCTGGTAATTTGTGAGTCAAATAAGCAATAACATCATCCGCTTCCATTACATTGGGGTACATACTTTTTATACCTAAACTGTTGAGCAATGTTTTAATAACATTGTCATTTCTATGAGCTTCTTTTGCAATTTCACCATCTCTATTGCTTTTATAATTACCTTTAGATGATTTTTTTCTAAAGTTAGTAGAAGGGTATTTTATTTTTTTATCCCAAACAGCATAAACTTGAGTAGGGTTAAATTTATCACAGTATGACTTGACTGCTTTAAGGAACATTACTGCGGTTAAGTCCGGTCCAGTAATGTTGTTTTTATTAACCCAATATGTACGATACAAAAGATTATTTGCATCCAGAATTAATGTAACCATACTAAGCTTTCGTCTTTTTAGATTTTTGGGTTACTTTTTTTATTTTTTTTGGTTTATTTACTTCATCAAGTTGAAATAAACGTTCTTTAACGGCTTTTTTTACCTTAGTTTTAGTATTATTAGAAGCTTCACTATAGGCTTTAAACTCATCAGCCAACGTTTCTACTTCATTTTTCGTTTTAGCACTTAGAATGCGATCTCTTAACGACTTCATACAAATATTATATGAAAAATCTGATATTAATCAAGTTAAATGTTGTGCTTCCAGAACTTTGTAAATGTTTTTTGGTAGAACTTCTACAAAATCGACAATTTCTGAATCAATTCCATTTTCGAAGTCAACAATAGGAATTTTAAGTTTTTCATTACCTGGAACAGCTAAAAAACAATAGTGGTCTTGAAGGGTGTCAATGTAAGCTATAAATTTACCAGCATGATCACCGTTTTTAACAGCATAAAGGTACCGTTTTTTAGGTACTTTAGTATTTTTCGTAATACCGAACCATTTCATCCCATTCCTTTTCGTCTTTTATAGAACGTTGCGGTCTAAAACCAATTTTTTCAATTTTAGAAAAATCTACCTGGTATTTTTTATCGTGACCGGGTCTATCTTTTATATAACTTATGCTAGCGTTAGGATTAACTCTTTTAATAATCATATTTGCTATTTCATTATTTGAAAAAGTTTCTCCTGTACCAATATTATAAATTTCTCCTTGTTGACCGTACTGTAATACTTTGTATATTCCCCTAGCATGGTCTTCAGCATGTATCCATTCTCTTTCGTTTGTACCATCCCCGTAAATGTCAATATAATTATACTTTTTGGCAGACAAAATAGATTTAGGAATTAATTTTTCTATATGTTGACCTATTCCAAAGTTATTACAACACCTTGTAATCCTAATATCCATGCCGAAAGTTTTGTAATATGATAAAGCTAGTAAATCACCACTTGCTTTAGATGCCGAATAAGGGGAATTTGGTTCTAAAAGTCTAGATTCATCCCAAGGATTTTCATCTTCTTCGAGTGAACCATAAACTTCATCAGTTGAAACCTGTATATATTTTGGAATATAATATCGTTTAGCTATGTTTAACATAGTACATGTACCAACTACGTTTGTACTTGCAAATGCACAGGGTTTATGTATACTATTATCTACATGTGTTTCTGCAGCTAAGTGAATTAATGCATCAAACCGAGGGTGACAGTTAAACCATTTATCAAGTTTAATTTGATCGGTGACAATATTATAACGAAGTGTTTCAACTGTAGGTACTTTTGTAATGTTTACGTAGTCACAGGCATAAGTTAGACTATCAATATTATAAACGTTAGCTCCTTTGGCAGTCAAATACTTACATAAATGACTGCCAATGAATCCGTGACCGCCTGTGACTACGATATTCATTACTCTTCAGAAGATTCTTCGGTGGTTTCATTTTCACCATCAGCAGAATCTTCTTCAGAAGAAGTTTTTGACGCTTCTATAAATTTAACAAAGTTTTCAGACAACCATTCTTTGTTAATAGTTACCAAATCGATACCCAATATATCTTTGATTAAAGAATTATCTAAAGTTGTATTACTTCTCGGTTCTTTAACAAGATCTGCTGAGGTAAACTGGTCTAAACTAAGCAATTCAACAGTATCGAGATAACCTTCTTCAACTAAGCCTGCTTCAACAAGTTTGTCATTATTTTCTCTAAAGACTTCTAAGATTGTCTCACCAGTTAGTTCGCCATCATTAACAACATTATACACCCCGAACGGGATTTCATTAGAGATAATAATGTTGTAAATTACATTATGTAAATCATAAAGATAAGTAACACTATTTTTTGTGTTAAGTAATTTTTGATAACCTAATAATTTTTCATATAGGTTTCTGTTATTCTTTTCTGAAGGTACCTCACTAAGAGGCATTCTAATTCTTAAACTATAAACGTTCGCAAATGAATTAGTAATTGCAATCTCAGCAAGATGTTTTGTTTTAGAGTACGTGGATGAATTATTAGAAATACCAAAGTTAGGAATATCTGTTTCGTTGTAGCCTGTTTCTGAATCTTCTTTATAACCGTCGTAAATACACCCCGTACCAATATTAATTACAGAAGGTATATTAAACCGTTGACAAACTGAAGCCAACGTTACAGGAAACACAGTATTAAGAATGTAAGCTAATTCTACATCATCTGCTACGTCATCTACATTCTTGTTTCCGGCAAAACCAACACAGTTTACTACGTGATCAAACGAAACACCTTGTTCGACATAAGAATTAAAAAATTGACTTAACTCTTCTCTGTCTAGATAATTAACTTGTTCTCTAGAAATAGTGTGAACTTCAATATTTTGTTCATCTAATGAAAGGAAGTTACCTAGTGTAGAGCCTATATAACCATTGCCTACAATAAGCACTTTTTGTCTATCATTTACTTCGTACTCATTTGTAGTCTCTTCGAATTCAGCGTCGATAATATTTTCGTCTGGCATAAAATTATTTTACTTTAAGTGTTTGGTTTATCAAGGCTCTTCTCTTTAAAATATGGTGAATTTTTATTATTATTGTTAATATTAAATGTGTTAAGTAATTTATCAATAATAACTTCCATGGAAGAGGTGGATATATTAACGGGGGATTTAGATGTTGCACTTATAAATTCGTAAACAGGTGATTCAAAATCTGGTTCAATCCTACAAGTAACAATTAAACTCTCAAAATTAGGATTTAACATAATTGTCCATTTACGGGGATCTTTACTACTGTAATTTTTAAATAAATCCAATACAATAAAACCGTTATCTTTAAGTCTTTTCTTAAAATAACCCAAGGTTGAAATTTTATTACTCATTGCTGCAATCCTGATACGATATATTTTAAATTAGTCGCGTCTGTGCTAATATCAAATATGCAAAACCCTTGTGTTGTATTAAAACTAACTTTCATTGTTTCGCAATTTGAACTAGATAATAATCTCACAATATCAAAATGAACTGGAAACGAAACATCTGCATTTATTGACGCATCCGGTTCACATAATTGTATTTCATAACTATCTACTGATGAATTAGCCTTGTCGGTTATTTCACCATACACACCTTTTTCAGAAATATTAAAATAAAGCTTTTCTGATTCTGAAACAAAAGCAGCACCTTTAGCTAATTCTGTAATTTTGTCAAAACCAATTTCAAAATTGATATCCTTGTCAAGCTCACTAATTTTTTTCAAGCTTAACTTTGGTGATTGAATAATATTATCATCTAAAAAGTGATATTTAAATCTAATTTTATCATCTTTGTACGATAACGCATTAGCTTGATATTTTAAATCAAATGAATCATGGCCAATAAACGATATTACCTTTTCTAAACGTTTAACATTAGGTATATTCAATTGCACCGTATCTTTAAGATCTAAATTATATGTAGCACATAAAATAAAACCTTGTTCGTTGTTTGCAATGCAAATAAGTTTATTATTAACACTCTTAATAATAACTGACTCAGTCAATGCACCAATAGGCTTAAGAAAGCTATTAATAAATTGACTCTTATTTTGGATATTAATGACCATACCTTATTATAGAAGGTATCTACTTTTTTACAACTGTCTTTTTTTTGGCGACAGGAGGTTTTTCTAGAAGCTTTAATATTTTGTTAATTTTTGTTTCTAAATTTTCCAATTTATCGAAAATTTCCGTTACTGTAGCAGATCTATCAAAGTCTAATTGTAACTGATTTGGGTCTTCTAATACTACAGGTTCGGGTTGAGGTTGTGGAATTAATTGAGGGGGTGGTGGTTGTTGTTGAACCGGTTGAGGAGGTAATGGTTGTTCAATTTGTTGTTGAATTTGTTGAGGAATTTGTGATTGCGGTCTTTGTTGACCCATAATTTCCTTAACTCCCTTTTCTAAAATTTGTGCACCATTTATTTTACTTAAATTTGCTGTACCTTCAACCATGTTGTCATTAACCATATGGTTAAATTCACCATGTACAGCAGTTAACAGGGATTTAAACGCTAATGCGTCATCATAGGGGTCACTCTGAGCCGTGGGCTCAGAGTTCACCTGTTCATGATTTACGTTAGTTCTTTCTTGAGGCTGTGGTTGTTGCATGTTAACTCATGTTATCCAAGCTAGCCAACAAGTCATCAATGTCTTGTTCAGACGTTTCAGTAGCTTCCTCTTTAGCTGGCTCGGTTGCCGTGCTAGTAGTGGTTTCAACTACTGCTGCTGTACTTGCTGCTGCAACTGCTGCTGTAGCTGTCGCAGTACTAACTTCTTCATCATTACTTACACAAAAGAAATGCTCGTTCAACAACTCTTTTAGTTCATCGTAAGACTTAACAGTAAACACCGCTTCAAGATCATGAGCACTTTTATGAATACCATCAACACCACCATCGTAATCCGTCTTCAAAGGCTTAGGCAACCCAAACTTTGATGAAACATACGTTGGAAAGTCACCTTGCTTTTCAACCTTGATACGGAAATCACACCCATTTTCAACATCAAAGATACGAGGACCAAAATCTTCAGCCTCTTCACCTTGCATTGCTTCCATAATCACCTTATGAAGCTGTCGACCAAAACGCAACAACTTAACTGTGCCGTTATTGTCTGGGTTTACCGGGTCATTAACTACGTAAACATTAACCATCCAGTTTTCACGACGTAGAATAGTTGATGCTTTTTCCTTTTCTTCAGCTGTACCGTTCTTACTCAAACGATATCGAGCTTCACCAATAGGATCACGTTCACCCCACGTTTGTGGACTGATTTGATTAATGTATTGACCTGTTGCAAACGACGTCCACCCATGTGTATAATAATGGAAGAATGTCTTCGCACCGTCTGTAACGTTCGGAATCAAACGTACCGTGTAGGTATTACCTACTTCTGTCTTCAAAAACTGGCCTCTATTAGATTGACCAGTGCTTTTCTCCATGCTATCTTTAATGCTATCAAATAATGAATTAATATTCGTCATATTTTAGTTAGTTTTAGTTTTATTTTTATCTTATTCGCATGGTAACACTCGTTACCGTACAAAGTCTATTATAGATACATCCGTATAAAAGTCAACCAAGTACTTTTTTAGCCATTTCAATAATTTTACTGTGGGTATTTTTTGTATTTTCATTGCAATTGTAGAATTTAGCTCGCATTTTTGGTATTTCCTCTACTACGTCTCCTATTACAAATTTTCTTGTTTCCGGGTCCAAGGTTTTAAGATGTTTTTCAAAGTCTGAAAACATAAACAGAAAATAAACGCTAACTTTTCCGTGTTTTAAATGCTGATAAAAAGAGGGTAATGAATCTTTTTCACAATGAGAAGGGTATTCACTAAATTTTATTTTTTTCTCTGTACAAAACTTAATTACAAACTTGGCTGATTCTTTAAAAACCTTTAAAGACTCTTCAGAATCAGGTGATTTTCTATTTAGCATGTCAATGTACTCTCTATAAAGCTTTACTGCTTTCATGGATAAGTAAAAATCCAAAGGAGTGTGTGGATTATCTGTATAAATTGCATGGGGAGCTTTGAAAAACTTATCCATGTTTATATTTTTATGCTTATTAAAGAAGTTAGAAAGTTTTTTTAGACAAAGTTTGGTGGTATCGTCAATATTATTCCAATTTTTTCTTAGTTTGAAAGGTGTACCTCTACTAGAACGCGTGATTGCAAGATGTTTATTGTAAATTAACTTTTCAAACTCAGTCATTCATTACATAATAATTGTATCCTTTAATTAATCAAGATTTTTTTCTTGCTATTAACGTACTTCATAATGTATTTGCTTTTATATAACGAGGGATCAAAAAATAAAAACATTTGTACATACTCATAATCAGATTCTAAATCTAAAAGCTCTTTAAAAAACGTTCTAAGCTTTTTATCTTTTAAGCAAAGTATAAAAATGTTTGGAAGATTAATTTTTTTATTGTGTAGGATTGATACAAACGAACAAAACCCCATAAATGAATGGGTTATCTCTTTTAAATGTGTATTCTCTATGGGGTTGTTGCTCGAAATTTTCATAATTTTGTAAACATTTTGGCACATTTTAAAAATGTGTCTGTTATTTTACCACCTGCAGAGTCGGGATGACCACCACCATCACATAAAGTGGCAGCAAGTTTGTTTAAATTAACATCGCAACCTTTTGATTTTCGTAAACTAACACTTTTTGATTTTAAATTGACAACAAAACAAATATCAAAATTGTATTTTTTAAGTACCCCGTCAGCAACTTCATTTATATTATGATCACACTGAATGGAAACTATTTTTCTTTTCTTTCCTTCAATTGGTAATTCGATTTTAAACAAATCATACGTTTCAATTGCATCTTTTACTTTCTTTTCTGCAATTGAAATCATATTTTTTTGAAAAGAGGTAAAGGGTTTAATTCCGTCACCAAATTCTTCAATAAATTTTTGAACTCTGTTACCAGTATAACTCCAAAGTATGGTGTTTAACCCGGTACTTTCGGGGTATTGCAAAGTGTAGCTGTCATAATCATCGACAAGCTTGATCATTTTTGCTCTTTCAGGGGTAAGTTTACTTTTAAGTTTTGGATTTAATGCAAGTAGCGTTTTTAAGACAAGTAAACAGGTGGAAGAGTACTCGGGTTCTAAAATTAATTTAGCTTTTCCGAACTCTGAATAACCATCTTTACCGTTATGATGATCTATTACTAAAACATTACTTTTATCTAGTAAATCAACATGTTCAGAAACGTTTATATCAAAAATAAATACCTTATCGTAATCAGAAAGTTTGTTATGGTTAGCCCATCTAAGGTAATCTTGTCTGAAGTTTTTACAGGTGGTAACAGTATATGGCATATCATCACTGATTAACCATTTGCTAACTAAGTAACTACCAATACCATCTAAATCGCAGTCAGTAAATACGTAAACTCTACCAGACATTTAGTAATAATTAAGAAATAACCTACATTTCTCAACTGTTACTTAAACTTTCAACAGCTCCTAAAACATCTGCTGCTGTATCTTCAATATTATCAGTCTCACCATCAGAAATAGTTAATGTTGGATAATGAATACTAAATTCACTAGTACCATGATTAGGTCCGAATCGATTTTTCATCACTCCCATTCTAATAATATCTAAATCTCTATCGTTTTCATTCTGAAATACGGAAAAGATTGCATCAGCACCCATTGCAAGGCCAATACTTTCACCAATAGTATCTAAACTTGGGTCTGCTGTGTCATACCCTTGTCTATTTAACTGAGTTGCAGTTAATACTGGACAATTGAACTGGTAAGATAAAGCTCGTACTTGTTCGGTGGCTATTTTAACCCTTTCATAACTATTATTACCGACTGGTGAATGCATTAGGTTAACATAATCAAGTACAATAGCATCTAACTCAACCCCATTCTGTTCTAACTTCTTAATAAAGGCACCTAATTGGGAAGTCGTAATTGTACTCGGTGGAAACTCTTTAATCAATAACCTACTCTTTGGATTATTAGTAACAAAACTCTCAAGTTTGTCTTCTAGTGTAGGAAGTTCAAATCTTAAGTTATTAATCTCAATTCCAGTTAAGTTACCAGCAAGCCTCTTAGCATAAACCATTTCAGACATTTCAAGACTTACTAGTAACACCGTTTTACCTTGCTTAGCTATGTTACAAGCTAGATTACCCAACACAATAGACTTACCAACATTAGTTTCACCAGCAAATATGTAAATAGCCCTACCGTTTTGAAGAAAACCACCATCTAACTTATCATCTAACCACTGATAACCTGATGGAATAACCGGTTCATCTTGCTTTAAGTCTTCAATTAACCGTGCATATGTTCTTAAGAAGTCAAAACCTGTATCTACTGATAAATTTATACCACAACACCTTTCAAATTTATCTAAAATAGTTGATGGCTCTATATTACCTTTAGAACAATCTTCAGCAACATCAGTCATTGTGAAGTAAACTGACTTCTCTTTAAGAAACCGTTCCGTATTTGAATATAATTCGTCTTCGTTTAACGTTTTATCAACTTCTTTTACCTTCTTAATTGTATTCTTAAAATCTTCCTTAAGTTCAGGTGTATTACAAAATGATAATATTTCAGTATTAGTAGGTACAGTAAATCTCTTTTGAAAGAACCCCGTAACGATAGTAAAAATTGTCTTAAAGTTACTATCATTAAAAAATCGTGGCTGTATATGGTCAATAACTGATGCTAAATAGCGTTGGTCAGTCAGACACTTATACACCACGACTTTTTCGAAGTAATTTAAATCTAATGATTGTCTACTCATATATGTAGACTATTATATGATTATGCCTCTTGTTTATCAAGTTTTACTTGTTCGTTTATCCATTTAAAAGTTTTAGATAAACCGTCTTTTAATGGATAGTTAGGAGACCAACCGATTTTTTCTTTAATAAATTTGTTATCACTGTTTCTTCCCCTTACACCCGTTGGCTTATCAAGCAAGTGTTCAATAATAACTTTCTTATCACTAATTTTTATAAGTTCGCCGACAGTGTCGTTAATGGATACCATTTCATCGGAACCAATATTAACGGGTTCTGTACAATCCGAATCCATTAATCGTCTAATTCCTTCAACACACTCATCAATATACAAGAAAGAACGGGTTTGTTTACCGTCACCCCAAACTTCTATTGTTCCTCCGTCTTCGACTTCTGCAAACTTTCGACATAATGCGGCTGGAGCTTTTTCTCTTCCACCTTTCCAGGTTCCTTCGGGGCCATAAATGTTGTGAAAACGTGCAATGCGAACGGGAATACCCCTATTCCTATTATAAGCAAGGTATAACCTTTCGCTAAATAGTTTTTCCCATCCGTATTCACTGTCTGGGTTTGCTGGGTATGCAGAGCTTTCTTCACAGTTAGGGTTCTCCGGGTCTAATTGATTATGTTCAGGGTACATGCATGCTGAGCTACTATAGAAAATTTTAGTGTCAATAGGTTCGTAAGAAATATGTTTTAAACGAGCTTCATGGTACCAATCAGTACGTACAAATTTATTTAAATCATCTACAGCTTTGCAAATATTTAAGTTAATAGAAGCAGAATTTTGCATAACTGCTGCATCATTTTCACCGGTGAAAATATAACCCGCGCCACCCATATCTGCTGCTAATTGATAAATTTCGTCAAACTGTTCTTTATATTGAACAGGTGTTGTGCTATAAAAGTCTCCAGTAGCGACAATTTCACGGGTAAAATTGTAATCTGTCAAATCACCACCTATAAATTCGTCAGCTTCTGTTGTTGAAAATTCCGGTTCTTTAAGATCGACAGCCCTAACCCAGTAACCTTCTTTTTTAAGGCGTTTTACAAGATGACTTCCAATAAACCCACCACCGCCACAAACTAGTGCTTTCTTCATATCTTTAATATTAAGAGATATCTCTTTAAATCAACGCAAATGGATTATTGCTAGTAAATGTACTAACTTGATCTATAGTTTTAACATATTCCCGTATAATGTAAATCTTACCGTCTTCTAAACTTTCACATCCATCAAACCTTACTGACGAAAATGTTGTACCGTCAGCAAACAACGTGCTCCCTTGTTTAACAAGGTATATATTACTAGTGGTTTTATTAATTATCCAACAACTAAATGTACCTTCTAACACACTGAATACATTTTTAATTGCAGTAATTTCTCCATTATTCTCCCTTTCGAGAAGTGAAGGTATATAACTGCTATCTACATCACATATGTGGTCTGGTAAAAGTTCTTTATGATTAGTTAATACACCATTATGTGCAACTATCCAATTTTTACTTTCAAACGGGTGAGATGTATCAAAATGATAACCTCTTACTGAAGATGTAGGTGCTTGATCATGAGCTAACATGTATTTTGCACAACAATAAGGATCAGTATAATCTCTTTTCTTAACAACTTTTGGTTCAAAGTCTTGATCAATAAAACATGCTCCTAAAGCAAAACCACCTCTTTTATGGTTAAGTTCATAAAGAGTTTTATATTTTTCTTTATCAGAAGTACCAAATATTGCGCACATACATAAATATTATTAATGAAGGACCAAGATACTCAATACCTTTTTGAATCTTATATGCAATCCCTTGAAGAAGGCCGTAAAAAGAAATATGAAGATAGACAAAGAAAAACGGTTGTTGGTAGCGACGGGGTTGAGAGAAAAGAGTCTTATTATGAAATGATGATGAGATTAAAAGGTAAAGGTTCAGGTCCAAGATCACGAGCAACTAGAGTTAGAAAAGAAAAGAAGAGTGATAAAGTAAAGTTAGGTAACAGAGAATTTAGAGTTGCAGATAAATCATACGAAGAACGATTAAAAACAGCTCAAAGAGATGTAGTTAGATTTGTTGAAGCTGATGATAAAGCAAAAGCAAAAGATATTTTGGCTTTTCTCGTAAAAATGGGAATGGATGCAAAAGAAGCTGAAACATTATTAAACGGTATGATTGTAGACGGTTACTTAGACGAAACATTTCCGGGTGCTTTACCAAAAGAAGATGCGGTAGAAACAACAAGTGATTATGTCGATCCTACCGCAATGCTTGACACGGAATATGATGAAGGAGAAGATTTAGAAGACTATTAAGGTCCTCTAGTGCCTCTTAGATCTTCAAACAAATTATTAGTAGGGCATGGCTTACAGTCATGCTCTTCCCATAAACTAGTAAGGTCTTGTTTGTATGGCTGCGGGTCAATATAGCCCGCTTCTGCAAAACCTTTAATTCGTAGTGAACTACTAGGTGTAGTTGCATCAGCAATTTCTTCACCACTATAACAAGTATAGGTTTGACTGAAATCTACCCTACCTTCACAACCTGCTTTAACAATATCCTTTTTATCCATATTGATAAGTGGGCATTTTACTTTAATACGATTTGATCTATTAAGGTCAACAAGGTTATTAAAGCTATCTAAAAATTCCGGACTACCATCCCAGTAACCAGCTAAAGAATCCACTTTAGTAGCACCATGGTATACGGTGCTAGCACCCACTGATTCAGCATAGGCGCATGCAATCGATAAAAATATTTGATTTCGAAAAGGTACATAACTTACAGGTTGAGCTTCACCGACCATTTCACTAACATCCGGGTTATCAATTTCTTCATTAGTTAATGAACTGGTAGTAGCTAAATCTTTTATAAAAGAAACATCAATAATTTTGTGAACTAACTTATGTGTATCAAAACAATGTCCAAATGATTGAATTTCGTTTAGTTGAATTTGTCTTTTTGCACATTCAATCTCACGTTTATGGCGTTGACCATAATCAAAAGTAAGAAGATGCAACTCATCATGCTGACCAACTGTCATTGGAAGCATAACTGCACTGTCCATTCCGCCACTAAAAGGCATTACTCCTATATTACTCATATGCACTATTATATACTATCTACCAATGTTTACCATAGAAAAAGTCTTCGATAATCAAATAATCCATCTCAGAATTTTCTAAAAGCCACATTGCATCGGCTATCGTGTTTAAGATTGGTTTTCCGGCAATATTAAAAGATGTATTTAACAAAACACCATGTCCAGCTTGAGCTTCAAAAGCTGTAAGTAAGTCATACAACCACTCATTTTGTTCTCTGGTAACTGTTTGAAGTCTAGCAGTACCGTCAACATGGGTAATTGACGATAATTTTTCTTGCCATTCAGGCCTTACTCTAGGACAGAATAGCATATGTTTAGATTCCCCCTCCCATTCAAAATATTTTGAAGCATTTTCTAACTTACAAACAGGAGCAAACGGCCGATACCATTCTCTATGTTTAACTTTATGGTTTAAAATATCCTTCATTTCAGGAAATGCTGGATTACATATAATCGACCTATTGCCTAATGCTCTTGGACCATGTTCTGCACGACCTCTTGCAACTCCAAATATTTTACCGTTACATAGTTCATTAACAACAAACCCAGTATCAAATGGCTTAGCCGAATTGCTTTCAATCCATGCTGGGTAACAATTTTTGTCCATTAACTCTGTCCCGCCATACGTAATATCAATAGGGGTAGAGGGTTTATTAAAACCTGCCAAAAGACCAAGTGCAATTCCACAATCGTTAGTATTAGGAGCCACAAAAACACCGCGACTAGGATAACGTTCTCGTAAATCTGTAGAAAGAAGAATGTTAAGACCGCACCCGCCAGTAATAATAATAGGGTAGTCATTAAAGTTATCAATATAAGGTTGAGCTACTTCATAAAAACACTCTTCAAAAGCTTTTTGTGATGTAGCTGCCACATCCCAACTAAGGTCACCTTCAAGTCTCTTATTTTCATCAAATACTAAACCAGTTGGTTGTGTAATAAATTCATTTAAATGTCGTAAATAGTTTTCACCATCAGGTTTTGAATAATAAAACTTTTTAAAGTGCGGTAACCATTCATCTCTAGCTTTACCATAATTGCATAAACCCATGATTTTGCCACTATAAACTAGATTACCATCTGAAATCCATTCCTGTTTAATATCCTTACAGAAATGTCCAAAACACATATAAGGAAAACCAAAATCGAAATCGTAATTTGTTTTATCAGCAGGGTTAGTTTTATCTAGATAGGTAACACCGTTTTGTCTATTAGCTATAAAGATATTAAAAAACCCGTCATTACCACCACCATCAAAACTAAAAATTAGTGCCTTTTGAAAATCAGATTGGTAAAATGACCCGCTAGCATGTGCATGATGATGCCAACCTTCAAACACATTTTTAGCGGGGATATAATCTTTATAACTATAGGTAATATCATCATGCACACATTCCGTATTAATGTGAATCATGTTTTCAAACGGTGCTGAAATTCCCAGTTCCTTATCAATATAATCTAAAATAGAGTAAACTGCTTCTTCTCTATAACGAAGAGGTTTATATTGTGCTAAACCTTGATTTTTAACATTAAAAAAACGTTCAAATTCAATTACGTGATAATCCCCATCGTTTTCAACAGCGATAGCACCGTTATGAGAGCCATAAAATGCAATATTAGCCATACAATGCTATTTACCTGTTTGGTATAGGTTTATCAACTGTCAAGTTCAAAGAAATTACTTCCCGTATTTGTAAGCTTTAACTAGTTTTTTATCTAGTTCGGGAATAATAAAGTTTTCCCATAAGTCTATATCGCGTCGCCAGTTTTTAAAATACCCGATTTTATCACCAACTTTTCGTTTACCATCTTCACTTTCAATACCGATTTGAAATGTTGATCCTGTCTGGGTTAACACTTTATGATTAACAGCCATTTCTTTAACGCCACTATACTGATCTAAACCAGATTTATAGTTAAGATAAATTTCAGCTTGTAACAAAGGTGGTACAAAACGATTCTTAGTAGTTAAGAATCTAAGAGTTGTGCCAGAGTAGTTACGAGCTTCAGGTAGAATTTCATCTTCATCGTTACTTGCATCTTGACGTTCGTTCTTCTTAGCAAGCTGACATAGAATAGAAGCCATATACTGTGGCCCACTACCACCGGCTGCTTGTTTAATCAATGAAGGCATCAAAGCAGATGGGTCATCATAGGTATGGTTACTGAATAGAATAGTACAACCAGCTGCCCCTGCCTTATAGGTAAGGATACGCATCATTGACTTAAGTTGTTTAGCTCGTAGACCCATGTCCATAGCAGATTTGTCTTTTGCTGCATCATCTACTTCTTTTTGAGATGCTAAGTTACCTAAAGAGTCGATAGAAATAATAAACTTACCTTGTAACCCCTTTTCTTTAATAGAATCTAAAAGAGCAACTACCTGATTCCTACATTGTTCTACCGTATAAACCGGTACATATTTTGTACTAGCTGCATCTAAACCAACACCTTCAGTACTAGCTGTATCTACTGCAAACTCTGTATCAAAAATTACCGGTATTACACCACGTTTTTGAGCTTTACCTAAAATTTTATTAATAATGAAAGTTTTACCGGACTGTGATGGTCCAGAAAACCCAACTAGCCTACCTTTAGGCACACCACCTTCACGACAACTACCTCCAAGAATAGCATTAAGAGCATAACAACCAGTATCATACCAGGTGTCAACATTCGAAAGAGCATTGTCTTTAAGATAAGTAGCTTCTGGGTTAAGTTTATCTAAACTTGCAAATACATCACTTAATTCATCTTTTTTCGACATACAAGTATAATAACATCGAACCAAAAAAAGTCAATAAAAAACCCCCGGCGGACCGGGGGTAAAAAGAAAGAAAGGAAACACTAATCATCAAAAAGTTTTACTACATCTTCTGTATTTTCCGGCGTCGCTTGAGGTTCATCTGGAGCTGTGATGTTTTCTTTAATCTTTTCATATTGAGTAATAAGTTTATTATCAAGAATATCACCGGCATTTGTCTCGGTAACTTGACTCTTATTAAACCTATAATCAACACCCTGTTCTCTTCCATCCAAGGTCATAAACTCTTTAAAGAAAAGAGGAATTGTTTGAACCTGTAGTTGGCCTGCTTCATTAGGCTGCACGTAAATTGTTGCTGCGTTTTTTAACACAATCTGTGTCTCGGTGTCCTCTACAAGTTCACCAATAATTGTGCGTCCCGTTCCATCGATAAGAATTTTGATATTAATGTCCGACATCTTCTTATATTAGTTTATGTTCCCTACATTTCCAACCACTCTTCCAGTTCTATGTTGAATTGCTTGTACATAATTACCAGCTTCTAACAAATGATCGAATGTACCACAATCAAACCAGACCATATCATTAGGTAATATATCAACTTTCATGCTATGACCAGATTTACCTAAAAAGTTTTCCTGTATATAGATGGTTATTAAATCGGTAATTTCAAGTTCACCTCTAGCTGATGGTTTTACTAATTTAGCAAATTCACAAACCCGATTATCAAAATGATATAACCCGGGTACAGCATACTTCGAAGGAGGTACGTCTGGCTTTTCAACGATACCCACTATATCTGTACCAGTGGCATCAAAATCGACCACTCCGTATGCTTTGGGATCATCCACGGTAACACCATACACAGTATTAACAGATCTAAGTGGTGGGAACATACCATCAAATATGTTATCACCTAACATCAAAGTTACTGGTTTATTATCGCAAAATTCTTCACCAACTATAAATGCATCACAAATACCTTTTGCCTCTTTTTGAACAGCAAAATCAAATTCCACGTCTTTAATATCTTTAGTTGCATGTTTAAATCCTTCACAATGTTGTACAGAAGAACCAATAATTAAAATTTCATGGATACCAAATGATTTTAAAGTTGCAATTGGGTAATGAATTAACGGTTTGTCGTATACAGGTAAAAGTGCTTTTGTAGTTCCGTAAGTTAACGGGTATAACCTACTACCTTTACCTCCTGCTAATATAATTCCTTTTCTCATTTTTTATTCTCCTAATAAACTAAATAGATCACATTGAACAGCTTGATTGGGTAAATAACATTTCCAATTTACAGCTGTATAAAAACGTTCAATGGGTTGAAAAATTAACTTTTCAAAAATCTTGTCATAATCTGGTTTAAAGAACTTATTAAACTCTTCTGGCCACTCATATTTAAATGCAATACACTCAATATTATATTTGTTAGGTTTTTTAACATAAAAGAACCTAACCTTGTCTCCCGAACCAATAGTTTCATATTTTTTACTAAGTTTATTAGCTTTCAATAATTTGTTATAGAAGTAACTTGCTTTACAATGTATAGGCATACCTTTTACAGTTGTCATACCCTCGCATTGTGATGCATACTTTTCATAACCCTTAATACCCATAACTGATGCAATTTCATTGACCCCTAGTTCCTTAAACTTATCATATACCACTTTCATTGCCTCATTAGTTTGTTGATAATCTTGAGTACTAAGCATAGTTTCAATCACATTTTTCATATGTGGTTTTAACGAGTTAGGCAAGGTAGTTCTCACTACCTCTACCCCAGTATACTTCGTTTTATTAATCTTAGCACCTTCGTCATCAAGTATGTTGAGAACGTAACGTTTCTTCTGTAAGAATATACCAACTTCACCTATACACTCACGTTTGAACATAAACCGACAATCTTTACTATTGAACGATTTCTTACCCCAAACCATAATTTCTTTGTTTAGGTATTCAACCAACTCATCTTCAAGTTTATATATGTCCTCATGTACTTCACCCTTTTCATTTTTAAAGTTAAGTCCCAAATGTTTGATAAGTAACTCGATCGAGGCATATGATGAGTCCGTGTCGTTGTAAATAATAGGGTCTTTCTTCTTAAGATCTTCATCTGATAGTCCCGTCTTTAGTTTAATAAAGTTTTTGATAATTACATTACTCTGTTTGATTACTGCTTGGCCACTTAATGTAACAGACGACGCAATATCATCATCACCAATTGGTGCATTTTTGTTACCGAAGTATCCATATATAGAATTGATAAGAATTTTTACTGTTAATTGTTTTGTACCAGCTCGTTGAGCATGAACCCCAATTTCGTCATAGTCGGGGTCTGACTTTTTCATAGCAGCATGTTTAATCTTCAAGTCCGTATATTCATCTTTGAACACTTTACGTTTTTGATAATAATAATCTACAATTTCTGGTATGATACCTTTTTCTTTCTGGTGAAATACAATGTTAGCTTTACTAATAGTCAGTTTATGGTCCTTAATCATTTTACTAAACACGGGTATCGTAAACTCTTTTACTTTACCATTGATTAGTTCCATAACAACCATATCGTCAGTTTTTTCTAGAATTTTACCTATCTTAGTTTCTGGTGATAGGTTAAGTGTAATCATCACATTCGGGTATAGACTGTTTGCATCAAACGATAACACATAGTTTTGAAACCCTTGTTGAGGTTCACCAACATATGCACCGGGATTCTTACCAGTATCTTCACCTCGAATAAAAGTAGGTATGATCTGCTTACGATGTCTAGCTCGAATACAAAACGCACCATTGATTACTGATAATGCACCCATAGCTGCATCAAATGTGGTACAACCAACATAAGCTAACATTCGTACCAACCCAATATACTGCAGTTTTTCTTCCAACCTAACTAGTAGGTTTACGTCCTGAACGTTGTAATCAATAAATTTGTTCCAATCCTTTTCAGATAACGTTGCTAGATCCATACCCCCGTAGTCAACCTTACGTTCACCCAACTCAAGTTCACCAATTGCATCAAGTTTGTATGACTCACGTAATGGAGCAAACTTGCGATACACATCTAAGTAGTCAAGCAATGCAATACCTTCAATAAACCACTTAATTTGTTGCCTACCAAACTGACCCATAATTGATCTGTAATGAACATTACCAACTGGTGATAGTCTTTTCATTTCTTCTTCACCCATTATACGTTCACAACGTTTAATAATATACGGAATGTCGAAGAACTCAGAGTTCCAACCACTTAAAATGTCAGGATAGTCTTTTTCAAGATAGTCCAAAAAGTCTTTGAACAATTGACGTTCAGATACACAGTATTTGTACACCAAATCTGGTCTACCTTTACCTGTATACTCTTTAGTACCCCACGAATAGAACTTTTTCTCTAGATTATCATAAACTGTAATAACATTGATCGGGTGATTAGCATTTTCAACGTTAGGAAAGCTATCTGGTGAGTAAGTCTCGATATCAAGCAACAACATTTTGATATCATTCTTAGTAAAGTCTTCAGTTTCGTTAACTTGCCAAAAGTTATCTAACAAGAACTGTTGTTTAGCTGGTAAGTTCTCAAACAAACGTTTGATTTTATTCTGTCGAATAAATTGTCTACGTTCTGCATCACGTTTGAATACTAACTTACGTAATGGAGACTTGTAAATTGATTCAGCAGTTTTATGCCTATTGTCTTTAGGTTCAATATAAAGGTAGGGATTGTAGCTTTGAGTAACAACAATACGTTTACCGTCCTCGTCCCAGGTAAATAAACGCATTTGCTCTTTAGAAGATTCATAGACTACATTTCTATACATTCAAATAGTATATGAACTAGCTGTAAATCGTCAAGGTTTTAAATACTTGCGTTTTGGATCACCTTGATCATACATGTAGTTATCGTAATATTGATAAAGATTCTTTTCGGTTTCTAAAAACCTACCCTCGGCAACATTTCTACCGTTTACAGATTCTTTGATAAACCGTCTTTCATCTGATAAAGTTTCCTTAATTTTGTCAATCATTTCATCCCCGGTATTGAATTTTATCGGAGCATCTTCGTATGTACAAATGTCTTGACAAGCAATAGGTAAACCTAAAGCAGAAGCTTCAATATATTTTAGATCACTTTTAGCTTTATTAAAATTATTATTGCACAGTGGAGCAATAAACATGTTGATGTTTGAAGTATATAATTTTTCGGGGTAATTATATAATGGTGCCCATGGTATAAATTCGACCTTACCGGAATGTACCAAATCAGCTAATGCTTTTGATATACCACCAAAAAATACCCATCTAAAATCATTAACCGTCTTTCTAACTACATCATTAATATGGTAAAAATCGTCTTTTCCTTTTATTCGGTTATCAACATCGATATGAGCCCCGCTACCAGACCAACAAATACGTGGTCGTTTTTTATTTCTATCATAATCTTCCTCAATTTTTTGACGATTGTAATAATTACCAATCCAAAACTTGGGAATAAAATTAGGTATTACATCAATCTTAACAGCTGGGTCAAGTTTAGACTGAAAATACTCTTTCATAAACTTGCAAGTTACTGACATGTTACCGCAAGTTTCCATAATTTCTTGCAACGACTCTCTTATTTCATCACTTGTAAATGCAAATTTATGTTTATTATAATCAGGTATATCTTCCCTAAAAGGTAAATCATCAATTTCATAAATCACTCTAAACTTATGTTCATTCGAAAGATTTTTAACAAACTTAATAAACTCTCTTTGATGAGGTGCTGCTTGTCTTTGAAACTTAATAGCTTGAATATGTTTATAAAAATTTGGATCAGCTACCATTAATGTTGATGTTTGTACAACACATCTACCGTCTGCATTTAACAAATATTCTGGCCACATGCATCTCCAAAAACCACACCCACCATAATCAGCCACATAATTCAAAAATCTAGGCAGTTGACTTGCTCTACGTGGATCTGAAATATCGGTAGGTGGTGGGGGAGGGGTAAAGCCTATATTACCAAAAGGGTTACCAAATGGCCTGCCTTGGTCTTTAGGCATAAACGGAGACCCCTGTTGTCCTGGATTAAACATTATATCTATTTACTCGTTGTACTGAACTCTTCTAGTTATGCCGTTATCTTTTTCTAGAAAAATAATTTCACCTTGTGCTGCTTTAACGCTTTCTTTTCTGTGACTAATTACCATTACACACTCTTTATACTGCTCAACGCGTTCTTTAAGAATATTAATAACTAATTCAACTCCACGTTCATCTAAACTACTATCAAAAAGTTCGTCATACATACTAAAGTTATATGTAACGTCACCTTGAAGCCGTCTTATATCCATAAAAGCAAATAAACAAGCCAAATCAATATTTTTCCGCTCAGCTCCAGAAAAGTTAAAGTACGAGCAAATTTTTCCTTTTTCATTTATAATTTGTTCTTCAAAATATTCATTAAAATAGCAAACACAATTACTATCCATTTTTTGAAGATAATGAGCTAATCTACTGTTAAAAATATTCAACATTTTCTTAACAATGTATGATTTTACCCCTTCTTCTGAAACAACATACTTAACTACATCAAGCATGTTAATTTTCTTTTTAGTAGTTTCAAGCTTACTATGAACTTCAGCTAATTTAGCTTCACTTTCTTCTATAATTTTATCTAAACCAGTATCGGTACTTTTAAGTTCTTTAATATCAATTTTTAGTTGTTGTTGCCATTCAACTAATTGTTTAGCTTTTTCTTTAATTAATTTTTGTTCATTAAGTTGATTAACAATATCTCTATTTTTTTGATTTAGTGTATTAATAGTTTTGTGTATTTTTTTAATGCCTTGATCGATCTTTAATACACTATCTTGATATTTCTTTTTTAATTCTATATTACTATCAATTTTCTTTTGAATTGTGGTTTTTTCTTCTTCTACATGGTCTCTGTCTTTGTTTGTGATTTCATGCAAACATACAGGACACACATCTTCATCTGCATTAATTTTATTAATTGATTGACGGTAAGAGTCATTTTCAACGTCAATGGTAGTAACTTGTCTTAGTAAATTGTCACGTTTAGATTGTAAAAGTGGTCCTTTACTTTCTAATTGTTTAATAAGTTGATTATTATTATCTGTTAAGTCGGTACTTATATCGACTATTTTACTTCTAATATCTAATAATTCTCTTTTATTATTTTCTGAACGATTTTTATAACGTTGTAATTTTTCTTTACGTTCATTTAATATATTAGTATGTTGTAATTTATAATTTTTTACCGTTGATTCTGTTTCAGTAAAAATTGTAGACTTTATATCAAAATCTTTTTTAGTATCATTATAATCACTACGTAAGTTAGATATCATTTCACTAAAAATACCTAAATTAAAAATACCTTCAATAAATTTTCGTTTTTCGACCTTCTTCTTACCCATAAAAGGTATAGTATTGTTTAAGGTCATTATAACGGTATTTTGAAATACATCTTCTGAACAATTAATTAACTCTCTTATATATTCGTTAGTGTTAATAATTGAATCTAACGTTATATCATCACTATTTTTATAAATGTAGCACTTGTTAGGTGATAATGTTCTATGTATAAAATAATTGTTAGTAGAATTAGGGGTAATTATATCTAAATCCAATTTTACTGAACATGTTTGATTAGTAAGATTATTTTGAATTAATTCTTTCTTTAATTCTCTAAGAGTATTACCATAAATTGCAAAGTTAATAGAATCAGCAATAGTACTTTTACCCACACCATTGCGTCTATCTTCTTTATCTTTGTTAAGACCTGTAATTACATGAAATCCGGTCTTAAAATCGACCTTAATAGGTTCAGTTCCAGCAGATAAGAAGTTTTGTATTTCAATAGATTTGAAAATAACTCGCTTCATTAATTACTATTATAATAGTTTACAACTATTTTCTACTAGCGATATTTTTCATTTTATTGACTACATCTTTTTGAGAGAAGATATTAGTTAATTCATTAACCATTGCTTTAAACTTAAGTTTAAAAACTTTCATTCCTCTAATAATTCTATCTTCCACCCCGTCTTTAGAAAATTGTTTGTGTTCAAAATTTGGGTAATTAGTTTGTTTATAAATGTTTATATCCATACCACCCACTGTTGCAAACCATCCAAAAGGAGTGGTTATTCCTGCATCAGCAGACCGTTTGTAATAATCTAATAATTCAAAAGTAGTTCTGTATCGCTCATCAAGAAAGCCTACTTTTTTAACAGTATTTTTATTAAGATAAGAAATATACCCGTCAAACTCTGAAACTAACGTAACACTATAATCATCTTTTAGCTCAACGGTAAGACGTTTTTTATCAGAGTTACCATCTACAATAAAGTCTAAATTGGTATAGTCATTAACTTTTATAAACTCATCAAATACTACAGGGTCTAATACCATAATATTATCATTAACAATAAAAATGTGTTCAACATCGGTTTTAATAAAATGACGAAGACCGTGATTAACACAACCTGCAAAATGATCCGTTTTTCTAAACTCGACGCAGTTATAATCATTAATAATATCTAAACGAGGCAATTGGCCGTCACATACAACCATAATGTTGTCTTTAAAATCAGATAATGATTCTAAACACTTAGTTAAGTTTTTGTAATTATTACCCTGTGTATATAAAATGATACCTATATTTTGCATAATCTGTATAGATCTAATGTATAATCAACTACCTCTTTCTTATTGTTAATATCTAACATATTAACAAATTCTGAAATTGCAGTTTCATAATCAACCCCAGAATATTCATAATCAAGTTTATCGTCTAGTGAAAATTTATTGTAATTTAT